TCATCAAAAACTTCTTGAGTTGAGGAGATAGTTCCCCCATCACTCGAAATTGTTGCTTCTATTATTCCTGTCGGCAATGTTTGTGCCAACTTGGCTCCATTAATATCATATGGAATTAATGTAATGTTAACATCTCTTCCAACAATTTGAACTAGCGGATCAGCAGATAATTCGGAATTTTCTGGAGAGAATATTCTAGAATATATATCTTCCACATAACCAGTAAGCCCGTCACCAAAGTCAGCGAGTGGGCTAGTAATACAATCTGCAAGTGCTGCTGCCCCAGTAGCAATACTTTCATAGTTAGCTAACACATAATCTGTTGTAACATCTTCTGGAGCCATAGCTGCCAAACAAGCGCTCAAATTTGGAAACTCTGGTAAATCCGGTAGCTCCAAACTTGAAGCATCAGGAAACCTATTAGCAAAACCCTCCGCAGCAGCTCTTACGGCAGGGTGGCACCCAGTACCTATTAAATTATGCCGCAAAAGTTCAGTATGATTAATATCTAATGTAAAAATTTTATACCCTGTGGTATTAGGAACTGTTGGCAACACTTTCCAATCCAGGTGTGTGTCAGGATTTTGACCGCCAGGATATATCCAGCTCGAAGTGTTTCTTAAGCGTACATTATATCCATCATAAACTTCTTGAATCAACCAGGTGCCATTGTTAATTAGAGCAGCCGATTCACTTGCCGCTTCTACTATCTGAACATAACGACTTCCAGCATAAGAGGACAAAAATGTTTCAGTATCAACTCCAAATCTAATATCTAATCCACTAGCGTATGGGATGCTTACGGGTATTCCCAAAACTTCAGTATTATATATGTTTGAAAGATATCCGTCTTCAGCATACGGCTGTGGTATGTGTGAAATTGTTGCGCTGCCATATGAGTTAACTCCCGTTAAAGCATAAGTTGTGTCGTCAAAAGTTAAAAGATATGGGATTTCTTCTTCATCTTCAATAGAAGAATAATCTAAACCTTTAGGAAAAAATCCTCGTAAATTTAAAAAGGCCGATTTGTTTAAAACAGATGAAAACTTAATAGTATAGTCATTCGACCCTAAAAATCTTAATGAAACTATTCCGTCAGTTCCAGTTATGCTAGTTTCTCTTAAAGTAACGTTGCACTGATCATCACCACAACCTGAACAGGAGCCGCCAGAGCCGCCGCAAGGGATCGCGATTCCAGCCTTTAAAAGGGCCTCAATCATTATGTAAACTGCCTCTAAAACAGCCAAAATGCCCAGTACGCTATATAGTTCTTTTACAAGTGTTGCTATTTTAAAAGCAATCACAGATATACCCTGCTGGTTTTGATCTTCGATAGCAGCAATTAAATTCTCTATGTTTTCAATTATATCTTGTATAAGAGGAACTATTACTGTAAGAATATATTCAATAACCGCCAAAACTATTTTTAATATACAAATAATTTTAGATGGTATGGCAAACTGTGGAAATATTAGAATAAAATCGGGAAGACACGTTCCAAACAATCTGACAACAGCATAGATCGTAGTAAAAGGGTTTGTTAAAGCACATAAAACATCTATAATACAAGCGATCATCTTCATTACTACAGCAATAATACTGTACCCAGCAGAAAATATAGATAAGTATTTAGAAATACCCGCAATAATATCTCCAAGGTCTACAGTTGCGCTCGGCAAAGAAGATGGAGTTATTTGGGCACCTGCGGTACAAACGCATTTTAATTTATCCAGCAATTGAGGATAAGTTAAAGGTCTGCCTCCAGTAGATGGAAGCACCGGTAACACAGGTAAATTTGGGGAAGCCATACTCTCTCCTTACAATATGATAGGTCTGGTAGACCTGTTAACAAATCTTGGCGACTTGTCATTGGAATAAAATTGAACCATTTCGCCATCTAAAATTATCAAGCCAGTCTTGCTCTTAAAAGTCATGTTCGCCTTGCTAACAAAATTCATTACTCCAGCAGATTCTATAGTAATTCCAGTTTCATCAATGATTAAAAGATGATCATCGTTATCTCCATCAGGCCCGGTGCCAGCAGCATTTGCTCGTCGCACCTTTATTACTATCTTTCCACCACGAAATCTAGCTGGATCTAATGGTAATGTAGTTGTTCTACCATCACCTCTTCCAACAAATCTAGTATCAGTCTTATCACTTGCTGATTCTCCAACAAAATCATAGCCCCCAACCTCAATCGCTATTGTTCCGTCGGCATGAATTACAGCACTTCTACCAGCTCTGTCTCTACCAAGTCTCGCTATAAGTGCTCCAGCAGTATCAAGAGTCCAAGAAATCCTATCTATAGTGTTTGCACCAATAGATGTTTCAAGACTACCATCAAGATTAATTTGAACACTTCTTCCACCAGCATTTGGCTGATCTTTTACAAGGCCCGTAACTTCATCTCTAACTGCCGAAGATGTTTCACTTTTTGGGACCGACCTATTTACTGACGATGAAACTGCCGGAATATCTTCTGCAACGGGAGTATCCGTCTTTGCCAAAATATCTGCTAGTATAACTGATGAACTTTTATTAATACTTCCGTACAATAAAGATTCAGCAGTTTTCGTAATATCATGAAAAGCCGTTCCAGCTTCCACTTTGAAAGGCAATAAAGTCTGACCACCTTCGGTCCAACTAGTTTGTTTATCAGCCAATCTGTTGTCTGGACCACCATCTTCCAGCACGATTCCTCCGGGACCAAACTGATCGAGAAAAATATCTTGATTTTTTTCATTTCTGAATATTTTTAACGCTTCATTGGGATCCGCACGCTCATCATCTTTATAGTTTCCAGCCGCATCAATTTCTAAAATACTAGAAGTCTCATATCTAGCAAGCAGGGGAATGTTTCCAGTTTCAGATGTGGAAGGAATGTTTATTTTTGTTAAACCTTCCTTGTCTACATCAATAAACCAACGGCTTCTGTCTCTAGCATTGTTTGCTGAAGATAAACTATCTGGAGCATCTGAAAGTAAAACAGGCTTTTTAGTATCAACAGGATCTTCTCTATAACCCCAGCCCTTTCTGACATTAATCTCTTTGTGTAAAACTATAGTGTGTCTCTTTTTTTCAAAAGTATCTGTTAACAATTCTTTTGGTGTGCTACCAACTGGTATGTCAATCTTATTTCTGTTTATATCAACGGGGTTCCCAAAAATATCAACAACAGTTCCCTCTATCTCTTCCAAAAGTTCATTTGGATTCCACAAAGAAAGGCCAAGAGCATTGCTGCGATTTTCAGAACGATCCTCAAAGTCATTTAAAGATTTTAGAGGAAGCGTAAATCTATCAAGTTCAACATCAAAAGTTCCAACATTCCATTTGCGAGCAGACTCTAAAAGTATTTTTCTTTCTTCCACAAAGGGAGGATTTCTAAAACTCTCGTCTGACACCAGTGAAACTTTCCTACTAAAATCCCAACCCACCTCTTCAAATATTGACTCAGATTCTATATCAGTTAAAAAATCAGAATAACTTTCTTCGCTGTCCTCTACTCTAACATCTCTTCTAATAACACCCTTAACGCTTAAGCCTGCGTGAGATATGTTGTACTCTACTGGAGGTGAAGTAGACATAAGACATCTTACACTGTCATCTCCTCCACCATATGTGAACCCTTCAGAATATTCGTTTTCTAAATATATAGACTCATCGTTTGCTAAAACAATAAGCCCACCAGAAGGTCCCTGTAATACAACCTCTCCTTCTTGTACTGTTGGAAAACCGATATCATCAAAATTTGATTCCTCTACTTCTGTTAAATCATCTCCATAGTACGCTCTAATAGGAAGAACTTGAACAGGAACCCACCTTTGGTAAGAAGCCATAGACAAAGCTACTAAAGTACCTATTTTAATACCAACAAAAATTCCACTGCCGCCTTTGTTTGCTAAAGGGTGTGGAATAGGGATAATAGGTCCTGGCTCAGCCGCATCTACCCACCTGGTATGAGCAACACCATCGTCATAGTTTACACTTATTATTTCAGCTAATCTAGTAACGCTACTTACATATTGCTGTGCCATTAGTTTGTCCAGCCTCCAGTTGGCGGAAATCTTAAACGCAACTCAATAACGTTTTCAAGGGTTCCATCCAAAAATATTGTTTTCTGGTCTGCGACAATACCTTTGTTAACTAAATCAATTTCTGCAGGAGTAAGGTCTTTTTTATCAACAGTTTGATTTAAAACATCTGTTTTTACATTCTTTTTCGAAATCTTATATTTTAAAATATCCTTATCAATTTTAGGAGGATTTAAAAGATTGCTTGAAATATCGGATCCCGGCTCTTCTGGCCTATAAGGGGATAATAACCAATTTGCAGCAGACTCAGATCTCTGCTCTCCATCACCTCTATTAGAGCCATAAAACATTATATACAATCTTGCGCTAGTTGTCGGCTCCGTCTCATTTATTTGTGCCTTTGCGGTTAAAGAAGCCCTCTTAAGTTCTTCAAAATTCTTTTTACCATATGGACCGCCTAACAAATCCGTTGAATCTTTTTGAAACTGTAGTGTTCCAAGAAAAGTGTCAGAACCGGGGCGATCTCTTCTTATTCTAAACGCACCTTGAGCGCTGCCCTTTGTTGCAAGATTCTTGCCAATAATGTCTAATGGTGTAGGAATATATTCTCCGGGAGGATGACCGTATTTTAATTTCAAAGTTGTTGAAAACTTTCCAGAATGAGAAAACTCATGCTGAATTGCATCTACATAATAAAGCATCTCTCTATGCGTAACATAAACAACATCACCAAGTTGATAGAACTCATTGCCCATTACTGTAATACTACCAGTTACAATGTTCTTCCTTTCTCTTGACAAAAGCATTAAAGCATATGGGGCACATTGAGCTTCGGCACTCCATAAAAACGGTTTATCATGAGTTTGCTCCGCACGCCATCCATACTGACGCCACATATCGAAATCTACACCATATGCTACATATGCCGGAACGCCTGCAAGATTGCCGCCACCTTCTCCAACAATAGGTTCTGTACCATGGACAACAACGCTAGTAGCTTCTGGTGTTTTTTCTTGGAATGAAGAAGAAATTATATGTTCATCCATAATGACAAATCTATTACCTGACATGTGGCCAAGTACATGTTTAGTATCATCTTCGATTAATTTAGAGTATAGTTCAGACTGTTCAAAACCGGAAGAACTTAAGAAATTTGTTGTCGCAAGTTTCCACGAACCATCTTCTTGAACATATCCTATTTGTACATTTTGATCAATAATTCTCTCCAAAGTTTTTAGCAGTTTAGATCTTCTACTTACAAGCTCACCAATAGAAGATAAGGTTTTTGAAATATCACTTGCAGGAGAAGTTTGGCCATTTCTAGACACACCAATTTTCGCTTTGTCGAATGTTTCAAAATTTTGCTTTCTTTTGCCTGTAAGTTTTACAAGGGCGTTAACAGCCTTATCATAAGCATCTCTGCTCTTTTTCGTATCAAGGTTGCTTACTTCATTTTGATTCAGTGCACCCTCTGCGTTTAAATATTTCTTCTGCACATTTCTTTGACCAACCGCCGTAAATGTCCCGTCTTGCATATTTACTACAGCGTTCTGAGAAGCGGATTTAACCACATCGACTAGCAAAGCTTTTTCTTTAGGAAATTGTGCAGAATCTCTTTTAGCTGCCTCTTTTTTAGACTTTTCAACTTGATCAGTTATAAACATAAGCTCGCCTTCATTAGCACTACTTTCTGATGACGCTAATGACTCTACTTCTGCGATTGTATTTCTTCCAAGCAATGCGGCTTTTAATCTAATTTCCCACTCTAATACTATAACATCATTTACAAGACTTTGCTCTCTACTTAAAAACAAACTTGTTAAAAAATCTGGAAACACTTTAATTCCCGTTGTTTTACTTAAGGATATCATTTGATTGAAAACCGAAGATGGAGTTCTATTATATTGAGGCGGCCTAAAAACAATATGACCTTGAGTAGAACAAAAGAATTCAAAATTCAATGTCTTTGCGACATTTTCACATGTTTGAAATACTGACATGTAGTTAGATTTCCATAAATCAGCAGTTTGCTCACGAAGCTTCAATACGAATGCTTGAATGTCATAATCTTTGTCATACTCATCAGATATAATTAAAAGATTAGAATCTGTTGCATTTACAATTTGTTCTCTTCTTCTAAGAGTCGCATGCGTTAGTTTATCTGATGCCAACTTGTAGTCGGATCCTGCGCCAACTAGGTCGAAAGATATGTCATTCCCTGCTACTTCAAGCACACCCCCGTCTAACCATTTGGGAGAACTGGTAAGACCAAGAATTTCATTTTCTAATATATCTAAATCAGAAGAAATCTTTTTTATCTTATTCTGTAAAGCCGTTTTCAAAGGAGTATTTTCTAACTTCATATACTCCATTTGGTTCATTTTATCTGACAAAGTAGCTTGACTAGTTCTAAGTTGAGAAAGTCTAGTAGATTTATCAGTAAGTTGTTTTTGCGTTTTAACAAGCGTCATAAGCGCTGCGGGACTTCCAGAAAGAGTTTTAAAAGGAACAAACCCTCCATGTACAAAGCTTTGTGTTCTCTGAACATCTAAAAACGTATGAAAGTAGTTTTTAGTGCTGTTAAGACCAGCTTCAATATTAAAAGAACCATTATTAAGAGCTGATTGTAAAAACCTAGCTGGATCATATGGAAATCCTGTAACCAACAAACTTATAATATTAGCCGAATCTAAATTGTCAAAAGGAGTATTTGACGCAAACTGGCCAACATCTCTTCTTAGTTGTTTACCATCTACTAACGTGCCATCCAAAGGGTTAACACCAGATAAATTATATACAGCCGTCTGAATACCTTCTTTCCATTTATAAAGAAGTCCAGGCGCATGTTGATATAGCGTAAGAATATTTCCGCCGACTTTCCTCACATCTTGCTCCATATCAGCTATGGTAACAAGAGGTGTACCTATTCTTGGGCCGTTATTAAAAAATTTCTTAACAATTCCTTGAACTTTATTAATATCACTCAATTCTGGCTTACCTATGGGAAGACCTGTGGCGGGATCAGTTTTATAATTAAAAGGAGTAAGCGGGTCATAAATATTTCCTTGAGTCTGGTCCAAAGAAGGTTGTTGATTATATTTTGAAATCTTAAGCCATTCCATATTAGAATCACAGTTAACAGATAATGTAAACTTGCCAGAATTAGCATCATATCTATCTGATACAGTTTTAACAAGACCACCAAAAACATGTAATCCACTCTCACCACTGGGCTGCATTAAACGAAGTTTTTTAAAATCTGAAAATCTCATGTGTTGACCTTCTCTACGCCACTCTATCTCAAGAAGGTCATCATCTATACCACTATCATCATTTAACATACTTCCAAAAACATTTCCCCATCCAGACAGAGTTCCTAAATCTTTACTGGTTCTTGCTAAATCCTCACCCTCGCCAGAACGTCTTGTACCACCATCAATTAAAATATGTACCGCGTCCATTGGCTGAACGATTGATTTACCAAGATAAAACAATCTCATTTTCTTTCTAGCATATTCTACATCGCCTCTAATATTTTTAGCGTTAACTCCACCTAAGCCATTTAGAAGATTGCTTTTCATTGCAGACTGATATGTTTCAAGATTCTCTAAAACACTTTTAAACAAGCTTTGCTCGTCATCATTAAGAACATGATTTTCAGGAACGTCATCTAAATTATCAGCAGTGATTTGAAAACCTATAGCATCTATAATGGCAACTACATCAGGACCAGAGCCAACACTTATGGTAAAACTTATTTCACTCTTGCCTCTACTTTTTCTGGACTGATTTAACAATGAATCATTTGTTTGAGAACTGTCTAGAGCTAAAGAAGCGGCACTGCTTATAGCACTGACAAAACTAGATAAAGAAGTTTGCTGTAAAGCCGTCTCTATATCGTTTTCTCTAACAAAAAACAGTCTGTAAGGATCTTCAATTGAAAAATTACAATTTCCGCTTCCATCTAATCCAAGATTAGTGCTAATGTCTGAAACCATAGTTATTTCAAACACGCCATTGCCGGGGCCAAGCTTATCTATTACAGGCATATCATAATCCATAAAATATGTTGTTATTTTAGGAGGTTGCCTATCATAAGCAGCTTTTTTAAGAGACATGGCAGAAGTAAACCAATCACTCCCTCCACTATCCGCCGCTACAGTTGAAATTAATGATGCGAAAATAACACTTGGACTGGCACCAAGTTCATCTAGTTTTAATATTTTAGTCAGCTTTTCATAATTTGCTATTTCAGAACATTTGTTTGAAATTAACCTTTTAGTAGCCCGCAAAAGCCATTGTTCACCCGGATCCATATAAATGGGATTATATAAATTTTTCAATGATGAAAAGGCTCTCTTCTTTATTATAACACTGGCTTGAGGAGTTTGGCTGTAAACTTGTCTGACACTAGCGTCTTCTAGTGGAGCAACTTTCCCACCTTGAACATTTCCGCCCGCAATATTTTGTTTACCACTACCGACAAAGTTGTAATCCCAAGATTCTTGATTTGTATTTCCAAGCAACTTGTTTAAAACATCGTTTACTTTTCCTTTTACTATTTCAAGCCCGTTTGTGCCTTTAGAATCTCTACCTTCAGGTCGTGGTAATCCTGGTATCCCTATTGCTTTACCAAAGTCTCCAAGTACGTTGAGACCATCTTCTGTATGAACGTTTTGACTCGACAAAATAATCGACATTATTTCTCACCTGAAAAACTCATTGGTGTAGTTTTTGCATCTGATTTATTATATGATACTGGATTTCCACCATCATCTAGCACTGCAGGAGATCTGTGCCAAGGAACAAAATTGCTTCTAACCCCTCTTCTATCTAAGACAGTAAAAGTTAAACTGTAATTGAAAACTCCTGGGCCATTTTGTACATTTTCTTGAACGGTAAAATCTTCAAAAAACCCTTTAAAAACCCATCCTTGATAAAACAATTCTACTGATGTTGCTAATGAACCTAAGGTTGGCAACAAGGATGGGCTTCCACCACCAAGAAGTCCACTTACAAGACCTCCAGCAACTTGTCCAGCACTTTGAGATATTATATTTGCAACATTCCCACTGGAAGTATAGGAGTTTATTCTGTCTGCTAAAGTTTGAGCAACCTGTATGAAAGAATCTTGTTCAGCTCTATAAACTTTTCTAAGAATATTTATTCCTTCAATTCCAGAAGCACCGGTAGAACCAGACATTTTAATCGTAGTAAGTTCTTCTCCCCAATACTGTACAATATAGCCGCCCTTAGTACGTTGCTTTTGAATAATTTTCTTTTCAGTGATATCCATACTTTGGGGATTCATATACATATCTACAAAACCAAGACCAGGAACGCGCCACCTAATAAGTTGTCTTGTCCTAATACCTTCTGGCTGTTGAGGATTTTCGGATATAATAGTCGGAGTCTGTAAATTGCCTTCTCTTGTTGATTGTTCGTTAGCCATTAAAGTCTCCTTATTACCTTATTCCTAGTATTTTGCCAGCTTCTTTTTCTATTTCTTTTTTCACAATAGGTGGAACTTTTGCCATAATGTTTTTCAAAATATTTTCCATAGCCGGATCGCCGTCTATTTTTATAGTAAGTACATGAAAACCATTAGCCTTTGCTTGACCTTCCGCTTTAGGAGCAATTGCTTCAGATGTTCTGTTGTTTAACATTTGAGGTGGAGCAATTGCCCTATGTTCTGGTAACATAGGAGCACGAGGAACTGCGGTAATACCCGGAAACATTGGAAGTTTTGTAAGATTCGGATTAGAGAGACCAGGGAAACCTAAATTACCAGTAAGGCCGCTAGCATAGTTGCTACCTAAATCTCCTATACTCGGATTGAAGTTGAGTTTATCCGGCATCTGCGATTTGTTCCCAATTCCTTTAGTTGCATTGCCAAGTTGCCCAGCAGCTATTTCGAATTTATCTCTTCTACCTACACCTAAATATCCAGCAGCATCATTAAAATTTTCAAGAGCACCTGTACCAGATCTTCTTAAGTTGCCAGTATCAGATTGCCGTATTGAGCTATCTATTTTATTAAGGAATCCGTCAAATTTACCACCAATGGAAGCTCTAATGCCTTGATCAATTCTTTCTAAAACAGTAAGCATTTTATCTTGTACGGTTTTTCCCTTTGCGTAAACATCTTGCAACGCTTTGGTTCCTTGAAGCCTAGTGATTCCACCCTCTTGAACTTTTCCTAAAGTTTGTAGTATTCTGTTTTGTTGTTCGGGATTTGAAATACCTGTTAACTTTCCTAACATCTGTCTTTGTAAAACAAACTGCATTTCAAGTTGAGGATTGTTAGCCGCTTGCTCTAGAGTAATTATTTTGCCGCCACCAAATCTGGAGAGAGTACTGGTCATAGCTTCAAGATTTTTCTCAAGGCCGCCGGGACTTCTTAAATTCATCTCCATTTTAAGGGCTCCACCAAGAGCCGTACTTCCACGAGACATTCCGCTCATCAAACCTATGAAAGCTCTATTTTGTGTAGTCATGTTTGCCATCTTTGCTACTAAATCAGTAACCATAGATCCAATAGCATTAATAGGAACCCCACTATCTTTAAGAGCAGTGTTAAATGTTCGCCAAACATTAGACGCTACAGCAGTTTTTCCACCAAAAAGAGCCATGCTTTGACTAGCGGCTAAAATTTGATCGTGAGTTTTTCCAAGATCTACATTAGTATCCTTCGCGGCTGCAGCAACAAGCCCCATTTGTCTAATTGTTTCTGGTGGCTTTTGGTTAAAATTATACCAAGCCTCGGCACCAAACTTTGCGGCTTCGGCAGAAGTTTTGCCGAACGCAGTCATAACAACACCTAAAATAGCAACGGGTTGTACAGACTTGCCAAATATTTTATCAATCCCAATGTTCTTGCTAGTGGCAGTAATCCTATCCATTACTCCTGGAATACCCCTCATTACTTTATTCATCTCATCTAAACTTTTCGTAGAGATTCCAGTTAGAGAAGACATATCTCTCAATGTCTTTGGATAGTTTAACGCAGCCTCATTAGCCTTATCTATACTACCGCCTAACATTATGAAAGATAATCTAGCAGTAGTTTGAGTTGTAAGCAGATTCTTCATTGCCTTTTGAAGGCTGCCTAATATAGGAATAGATGCATTGGATAATAAATTAGCCTCACCAAGCGGATTTATAAAATCTCGAATAGTTGGAGATGTTGCGAGAAATGCTTTACCTACACCTTTAGCACTATCTATTAAACTCCCGCCAAGACTTGAAGCAAGATCGCCAGATTTTGTGTTCGCCATACCAAAAGCTGAAGTAACATCAGTAATAGATTTTTTTAATCCTTCAGTGGATCTTGTGAGGCTTACACTTTTTTGATCAATTTCATTTAAACTATTATAGTGGTTGTCAAATGCCACTTGAGACTGTCTATAAGCGTCGGCAGCTTTTTTAATCTCATCTTTAGTTGCACTTACATCTTTTGCAACTCTTCTATAAGTCTCACCTAATTTGTCCATATTTCTGCCTTGTTCAATTACAGCTTTCGCATCTAAGACAGTTAGGGTTTCATCAGCCATTTATCATAACCTCATTCAAAAGGAGTAAATTTAACTTCATCTAATTCGAAATCTAAATATGGTTTGATCGTATCAGAACTTCTTATGTCATTCATTAAATCATTTGTTGTTTTATTTTTTTCATCGATAACAGGCATAGGTCTACCGAAAGCTTCTTCTACCAATTTACTAAAATCATCAAGAGGAGTCTCGTAAGTGTTCTTACGAGCATCTCTAATTTGTTGAACACCTTCGGGATTAGAAAACATAGCATTATGTTCTGCAACATCTCTTAATAATTCAAAAGAGTCTTTATTATCGAAATGATCTTGAAACTGATACCACAACATTTGGACATCGCTAATTGTATTCAGTTTCTTACTATCTACAGGAACTCTGAAAAGCTTACATAGCTTCCAGCGGAGCCGATGTCCAGGCTCCATTGCTATTTTTTTACTTGCTCCATATCAAACTGAGCATCACACCTGTTGTTTATCTCATTATAAAATAGTAGCAATTTATGAATAACAGGAGGTTGCATAGATTTTAAAATATTAACTTTTAGATCTACAACATCGCTCTCTGGAGAATATTTAGGATGCAAGTACTCAAAAGGTTTTCCATTTACAGATTCTATAGACATACTTAACATTCTCATATTGATTTCAAACAATCCCTTCTCTTCTTTATCTGATTCCAAATATTTTCCCAATTCAAGCTTTTCTTCAGTACTTAAAGATTTTAACGAAAATGAAAAATCGCCAATAACAATTTCATCTTTAATACACCCTAGTCCTATTAAAGATCTTATGTCTATTGCAGACATCATACTGACAGGCTGTTCTTTAATAGCGCCAACGGTTCCTAATACTTTATGACTTAATTCTACCATTTATACACCTCTGTTGTTTACCCAAATGGGCATTAATTAATGTTTTTTTGAAAAAAATTATATTTCATGTGCGGAAAAAAGGAAGGAAAAGGATGGGGGCAAAAGAGCCTCATCAATATTGTTACTCTATAGAGTGCATGATGTCAGTAACATCCATGGTTCCTCTATATCCCTTATTTCCAGCGTCCGTTTCTCTTTCTCTTCCAAAGACATCTGAAACATACGGAATACCACGATCACCACCATTAACGGCGCTAGCTTGAGAGTTTCCAAGATGCGTGCTAATATCTTCGATCCAGATAGTTGCACTTTCTTGAAGAATAAAGTTGTCAGCAGTATATTTTGGACTATACTTATTAAACCAACATTTCGAAAATACATGAACTATTTCAGAACCATCGCCCGCAGTCCTATCAATGATCTCAATGTCAAAAGGAATCAATTGAGCTTTAATGTTAATAAAACCTCTGGCAAACGCTTCTGGAAGTCGTAATCTGTCATACACAATACGTTCGATTGTTGCGCTGTGTTCTGTTGGGGCATTAGGTACGATCTCCAACACTCCATCCAAACCTACTTCACCTACTCTTTTTAGACCTCTACTTTGATCAATAGAAAGACTTTGAATTGCACCAACGGTAACATTCTCAACCTTAACTAAAATCTGTGTACTAAGACCTGTCGAAATGGTGCTATTAAGAGTACTTCCTGTCACCGGATAAGTCATTATTTTGATTCCTCCAAAATTTACAATATATTTTTATATCTAACCTGCTAAATTTCCACCTATTGCGGAACCAAAAGATGTAGGTTCCAATCTTCCCACTCTTCCATTTACATCTGTAGATCTCTCAACACTGTCCGTTTCATAAGCTATTCCTCTAATCCCACCTAGAACTGCACTAACAGAATCGCGAGTTGTGGTTACATATTGAGCTACAACAGTTGCATTTTCTACTACTAAAAAATTGTCTGCTCTGTAAGTAGGAGAATATGCTCTAAACCAACAATTATTATAAGTATGAACTATATAATTCTTTCCCGAGTCTGCATTAGATCCATCCATAATTTCAATATCAAAAGGGATTCTTTGAGCCTGAATATTAATAAATCCTCTAGCAAATGCTTCTGGAAGTCTCAAATCATCAAACACCGCTCTGTTAATTTGTAATTCGACTTTAGCAGCGCCTTTAGGATGAATTTCTACGATTCCATCTGTGCCTATTTCTTGCCAAATTTGCATTTCTCTATTTTGAGTTATTGCAATTTGTTGTATAGCTCCGACGGTAACTCCACCGACCTTTATGGTCATTTGAGTAGAAAGGCCGGTGGAAATTTTAGAATCTGTTCTGCTTTTGCTTGGTGGGTAAGCCATTTTGTTTTTCCAAGTACTTTTCTAAACAATTAAGAAATGAGTTATATTTTCTTTCCAATCTAGTTTCACCGACCGAATCTGAATAAATCCAATAAAGAATATTTATTACTTGCTTTCCCATAAACTCTACAGAATATAATTCTGACCCCTCTCTTTTTGATGTTGACGGATTACCTACATGTTCGACATTCTCTTTAATTTGATTAAATATCCATTCTATTAAACATTCGGAGCCAGAACAAAAATTTAATCTAATCGTATGATTATGTTTGTGCCAACCAATACTGCCATCTCCATCCATATACCCACGAATAAAATGTTTTATTAAGTTTGAATTTAATTCTGGAGGCACATAAGATAAAGATTTATCACGAGTTATGTTAAAGTTTATGTCTAAATCTCTTATCAAATCTACAGAGTTTAACTGAATTGAACAATATTTACGTTTTTTATTAAAACTTTTCCTAGTCCTAGTTTTAATATCTGCAGTACTTTTTGTAAAAAATCTAAATTTATCTAAATGTGATTTATCTACAATAGAAAGTTCAATACCTAGACAATATTTTTTTTGAACCCACCCGTCAGCAGCGATAAAACCCGCCCAATAACAATTCTCTTTCGTATGGGAAGAAAAAGATTTTTTATTAAGAAATCTTTTTGTTGTTTTTCTAATGCCTAATTCTTTAAATCTTTCAAGTAAGGTCCACTGAGAAAGCCCATATTTCTTTCCCAGCGGTATTAGTTCACTTCCGTTTAAAAACTCCTCACCTATTTTTTTAAAATCTAAATTTATTTTTCTTCTTCCCATAAAACATCTCTATTAAAAAAGTCCTACGCTAATGTCGCAGAAGACCCAGTTAACCGGATAGTTTGGCTGCACTTCGACAACAATGTTATATTGTCTTGGCTCTACTTCATCTCTTGAAACCGACAAATTTCTATAATCAGTTATAATGTTCTCTGAAATAAAAGCATTTAACAAAGCTATTGCTCTTGTAGTTAGAGAAGGTATGAGCGTTGTATCTTCAGGTTGACCAATAAAACTTTGGAAACGATTTCGCATTGTAATTGCAACTCTATCTCTAATAAAAACAATCGAAATTTCCTCTTCTTCTGGAGAACCAGACCCAACAGTTGTTTTGCCGTGAAGAACTCTCCCGCCACCGGTTACTGGCTGAACAACTGTAATTCCCGCATCCCCTAGAGCATTTAGTTCTGTTTGCTTAAAAACTCTAGTCCTGAGAATAGTAAATCCAACCAAATCTTTAAAGGTAAGTGGCATAGCAATATTTGGCTCTCCAGCTAATCTACCACCAGCGGCAGCAGCCATATAGAACCCAGGAATAGTTTCGCGAGTACCATTAATTACTCTTACGATCTGATCTGGATAGAAGAACACAACTCTAAAAGTCGTGTCAAAACTATTTGCAACGCCATAATCTGCCAAGTCTTCGATATTACCATCGAGAATTTCTTCAGCATCGTCGCCCTGAATGCCTTCGAGCACTCCAATGTCTTCAGGAGCCGCTAGTACATTTCCAAGGACTTGTTGAACAGTTAAGCCGTCCAAAGAACCCGTAAATAAAACGCGCTCACGTTTGTAATATGTTGACGACATTGTTTCAACATGAACCCTAAACGCTTGCTGAATCGCAGAAAATGTCTGTGTCGGCAGTGGAACCAAAATTTGAGCATCTTGAGTTTCAAGAACATCTAGAACCTCAGCCCAGTTAGCATCAAAGAAATCTGCATCATCCTGATCGATGTAAGTAACTCTCAACCCTTGATTTGCGGCCAAAGCTAAATCTGTAGTAACAAGAACTCTTTGAGAATCGCTACCCGGAAGCAACAATTGCCATTTCAAAGAAGTTTCTTCTATAAAAAAGCCAGAATCTCTTGAAACAACTACAGTATTAGCATCTACAACAGAAGCGATCTCATATCTACCTTCGTTTGCTGTAGTGGTATTGTGAAAATCCAGTTCTTTACTTAAACTAACGGCTAATGACGTAAATTGTGCAGATGAACTATAGAAAGTTGCAGTAGAACCTATTCCAATTGGAGTAAGATATCCATCGTAAGACCCTTGCTCAACTTTATCGTCAGTCACAACGGTATAACTAAAAGGCATTCCGCTTTGAGCCGGATCCATAAACTCTGACATAAGGTTTGTATCAGAACCAGTTGTCTCAAAATTTGAGAAAGCTTCAGTGATGTCGGGATCATAAAAATCAACTTTATTTGGAAATATTTGTGTTTCTACACCATCAGTTCCAATTAAGAAAAAGTGGACAACAGTATCGGTATCAGGTTTTCCCGGAGCGTCTAAGTCAAAAATCAAATCATCAGCATCTGTGTCTCCAGAAGCTCCGCCTATTCCAGTAACACTATTGTAATATGGCAGAACGATCTCAGACGTTCTCCTTGGCAACGGCGGTTTAGCTTGAACTGCCAAAACGGATGTAGCACCATTCTCAAAAGCCATCTGGGCTCCCAAAGACAAAGTATTTTCTGTGCTAGGAGTACCATATTTAGTAAATACTTGACTTGGCTCAGAAAATGTAGTAGGATTGTTAAGATCAATTTCTGCTATATATCTTGCTTCAAGAGAATCTCTTGACTTAAGAACCTTACTATCTACTTCTACGGTAAATCTATCACCCACCTCGAAAATAGTATTCGGAGAAATATTGTAAATGGCAAAAGACAAAATACCATTATCAACAGTCGAGCCATCACTTCTCCAAGTGTATGTTTGTCCATATTCGTCAGCCAAAGATCCGCTAACAGTTCCCTTTGCTGTAAAGGTGGCTTGCTCTCTAACTGCAGCACCATAACTATCTTTTAAAGTACTAACGCATCTGATAGTCCATATTTCTGCTGGAGCATTTGTATCAGTAAGCACGGGAGTAGAAAGATATCCATCACCAGTATTTGAAGACGAAGTGGAGTACAGAACTCCTCCTTGGTCTACAATACTTGCACTTTGCATTTCAATCTCTCCGGTAGTCGGATCTAGTCTCGCATCGTATTGAGATGCGAAAGCAGTTCCATCATTTGTGGCCTCAAGAATACGTAATTCAGACCCATTAAGTAAAAGGGTTGTTCGGTTTTCTACTAAGCTCGTATTTGAAGTTTTGAAAAATCTTCCATATCCGTCAGTAGGAGTAGTTGTAAATGTTGGATCAAACCCGTCACTACCATCCCCAACTGCTGATGCTACAATAAGTTCTTCTTGCCTACCTTCTCCAATTACGCTCAAAACGCGAAGACCGCCAGGAATGGACAAAGCCCTTTGTAAAGTGCGAACACGAGAAATAGCAGACGGTTGAATGTACCCCATCAAACCTGGTATATTTGGCATTAATAAAATCCTCCAGAATATCAATATTCTTTCAAAACAAATAGTTTTTTATTGATAGATTTGAAATTATTAGTCTTTTCATTTTAATAGAACAGAAAGTTCTATCAATAAGTAATACATATCTATGAGAGGTGAATTATGATTATATGTAAAAACTGCAACAAAAAATTTCCCACCAGCATTAAAATTAATAATAAAATCATCAACTTGTCTGGAAGGAAATTTTGTTTAAAATGTTCTCCATTGGGCAGCAAAAATACAAGGTCTTATATCATAGATTTAAAAGAAAACGAAGCCTATTGTATTAGATGTCAGAAAATAAAAAACAAAAATAATTTCTATACCAGAAAGAATAACGGCAAAACTTTTAGTTATTGTATAGAATGTCAAAAAGAAGTTAAAGATTTAAAATATGAAGAAAAAATAGAACGAATCATACAAGAAAGAGGTGGAGTTTGTGAAGACTGTAAAATATCTTATCCAATCCCAGTGTATGAATTTTACTCAAAAAGTGGTACTTTTCAAATACACAAAATACGAAATATGTCTTTAGAAAAGGCTAATGAAAAAATCAAAGACTATCTATTGCTCTGTAAAAACTGTAGTACAATTAGGAAATGGGAAACAGAATCTTAAAGATCAGATGAATCTACAAGAAGTGTGTCTATAGAAGTGTCTCCACCAAAAAGCCCGTATTTAAAACAAAAATTCAAAGATTCCACAATACTATCTATTGGGATTTCTCGTTTCCACTCTGAAAAAGTTTCTAATGTTACGCTTTGCATATATACTTTATCATTGCCCCAATCTTCTTCTCTTTCTCCGCTCATAGAGACACTCTTTACAAAAAGACCCGCCTCATAAAGTTCCTGTCTAGCCTTTCCTATTAAAAATGATGAAACGATGTCAGTCAGTTCTTCTCTATCTGGAACGCTTTCCGATGCTATTAAAACCTCAAAACTCTGTTCCCAAGAACCAGCTACTACGTGATGTGTAGGAACACGAACCCAAGATTTTTCACCATAGCCATCTATAACTAAATCCATTCTATATCTGGTAGTTTGATTTTGATTCATGCTTGTGGGTTTGTATCTTCCTGAAGAATATTTTACCACAATAGCGGGCCACCAGCGTTTGTCGTAGCGAAAAACATCACCTATATATATTCGTGTCGTACGATCTTCCTCCATGTCTGTTGGAAGGTCTGTTAGGTCCGGAGTTAAAGGAAACCCAAAACCATCTGTTGCGTATTTATAGAATACATCAAGTTTAAAAAACTCTCTAAGGGCATCTATAAGTAAGTTTTTACCTTGAGAAACAGCGACTTGGCGGACAAAATCAGCTTCTTGAAAAAGATTGCTATACACCCTATGATCAGATGCCATCATAAACTCCTAATTTTTTTAACTTTTCATCAGATAAAACAATGTTCTTTTGTTTAAGCCAAAATTCAATATTTCTGTTTCCTTTACTAGCATTACATGAACGGCAACATGGAACTAGATTTTCCACTGCTGTTTTACCATTTTTGGAAATTGGTATAATATGATCTAATGTGCGATTCTTTTTGAAACTAATAGATTTTTCACAGTAAAAACACTTCCAATCAGTAGTTTTCATAAGTTTAAGCCAATCTTGTAGTGTAATCTTTCCAGAGTTATCTCTTAATAATCTATATTTTTGGCGACAGTTAAAGTGCCTTACCTTAACTTCTGGTAAATTCCTATGGCAACTAGAACATAATTGAACTCCATTGTAAATTTTTTCAATTATATCTAGTTTGCCGCAACAACCACAAATCTTTTTCGGTCTAGTATAATCTCTCATATAACATGCGGTACAAAAGTGTTTATTGTCAACTGTTTTATTTACTGGTTTTATCATATTGCAAATGTGACATTTTTTCATATTTTGATTTTTATAGCAAGTTCCGCAAATAGGTTGCAAATTATTATATTTGGCAACTATTGAATTGCGCGAACATATAGAACATATCTTTTTTGGTCTATAATATTTACCATAACAAATAGAGCAAACTTTAATATTATTACTGCGAAAAACAATAATTTCTAACTTTAAACATTTAGAACATTCTTCTTTTGGCTTTGTTTTTGTGTAACAGTTAGAACATAGTGGGGCGCCATCACTTGTCCTGCTATTTACTGTTTTAAGTTCGTTACAGGCAGAACATATTTCCTTTTTAACACCTTTTAGTTTTCTATAACAGTTTCTACATAAAGGTTCATCTTTTCTATATACTATTACTTTATTTTCTTCACAACCATAACACTTTTCTTTGGGACGGTTTCTCGCATAACATTTTTTACATATAGATTCGGTTTCATTTTGAATATCAATTAAAGCCAACTGTCCACACATAGAACATATTTTTTTTGGTCGTTGTTTGTTATAACAATTAGAACACATCCCGCGTCCCTTATTTTCTGCTTCTTTACCACAGTTTTTACAAACAATCATTCTTCGCGCCATTCGTTCTCCCTATTTAGCCTGGGCAACCCTTATAAGCTTTTGCTCTTTACTAACTATAAATCTAACACTCGTATCTACCATGTCTTTTAAAAAATAAGAGGCAGAGTAACTTCCCGGAGGTAAAAAGCTAAGCCATTCGCCAGCGCGATTCGTTTTAGTTTGCTTTACAATTTCCCCGTTCTCATTTGATACTTTCACATTAACGCCGCTTAAAAACTTTCCATCTTCATTTTTAATCTTGCCCATAACTTTAGAAGTCTTAGCCGGCTGCACCTCTGGTATTGCCATAGTTGCAGTTTTAGGTGCTTCCGGTTGCTTTGCTATAGATTGACTAAAACCATTCGACCGATTTAAAAGCTCCTTGGTGTTTTGTTCTATGATAGCGAATCTTTTATTTAATATGAAAATTTGATCTTTCAATTCTTCTAACAATTCTATTCCTGACTTAGCCATTCTTTCTCCTTATAATGTATAATTTACTTTTACTCCTAATATTTGTAATGTAAAGGTTCCACCAGCCACTGCTGCTATGTTTATTCTATGTGTGTGATTTAGTCCCATTACTTCAGAGCTTGTAAGTGTTTCTATTTGACTAGATCCTGTAGATGATACATTTGCCAAAGCAGATATGGTATTGCTACTTGCATTAAACTCATCTTGGAACCAACCTATTTGCAAATTCGCTACTGTTCCGGTCAAAAGTGTATATTGTATATTTATACTTGTAATTGTTGCTCCCACAGGAACATGTTCATTTCCGAAAAAATATGCCATGGTCAAATCTGAAGGTGCTGCTGCCACAGTAGAGTTACTAGCAACATAACTTCCAATATTAGCACTCCATGTACTGATACCAGTCGAATCTCTTTGAGCATATGATGCTGATGTAGGAATGGAAACAGAATAAAGTTGTCCCTTATTGTTAAGATCATTATTTCCAGATCCATTATCAGCAATATGTGTTATGATTGAAGGGGCTATTACCTTAATAATATTATTTGTGATAAGATTATAATCACCATCAACTCTTATCGGAGGTTCGGTAGGTACTAAAACACTCCAACTCCAAATATTATTATTAGAAATAACGCTTAATGTAGAGTCAACAAAAATAAGACTAAGTGCAGGAATTACATTATTAGAAAGTTCATTCCCAATTATATTTGTTCTTCCCAATGTTACGGATGAAGCAACTTCTATTAAGTGAACGTTAGCAGAATCATCATTTGAAACTATATTGTTAGAAACTATTATAGCAGTAGTTAAAGATCCTGTTATTAATATGAGTGATGTAGTTCCATAACCTCCAACATAATTACTATCAACAACTGCCGAAGAGCTATCGTCAACTGTTATTGGAGACTGACATGCCTTGAGAGTGTTATTTTTAATCATCGCTCCAGTAGAATCTGTTAGTGCAATTCCTTTAGAACTGCCACCCTCAAAATTCTCTAAAACATTGTTAATTATTTTAGGAGAAGAATGATTTGCTATGGAGCCAAGTCCCGCGAAAAGAATTCCAACTAAACAGCCTTGATTGGTCGTAGCAGTATTTACTATTGTATTGTTTTCTATAAATATATCTTCACAATTAGTTGATACTCTTTCTATATTAATTACATTTCCTACTGCTGCTGTTGTAGAAGTAATGATAATGTTGTTATTTTTAACTAATACTCTTTGTGAATCATATATGGAAATCAATCTAGTTGAAGAAGTCAACGACGCAGATGTCATAATTGTATTATTATCAAAATTACAATCATTACATCCGGCAGCATATATTGCATTTAATGATACACCATCAAAAATATTATTAACCACCTTACATCTTTGAGCAACAGCTAACAAAGAAACGCCTATACCAACATTTTTAAATTTACATCCACTAATACTGAGGTTTAAAGAATCGTCTCCTGCACTATATCCAATATTACTATTACTCAAAGTGTTAAATTCGAAAGAGCAATTTTCTATTCTAATATCAGTAGAAGAATAAGACGTGCCACCATCACCAAGCATTCCTCCAGATTTTGTGCTCTCACTGTAGAAATGCAAATTTCTAACTACAGAGTTATAATCTAATACAACTGTGCCGCTTGTACCTAAAGTTATTGTTGCTCCATAGCCATCAGTGCTAGAAACTCTTTTTATATCAGAACTATCTCCTTCCAATGTAATATTTGGTGGGAGAAAAACCGTTGAATTTACAAAAATCTCTCCCCTGACCCTAATAACTCTTGAAACTGGTTGTTGATTGTTTTGAGTAATGTTTAAATAATTTGCAGCAGCATCTAATGAAGCAAATGATCCATGCGTAATATCATTTTCTTCGACAATTAAATCAAGCTTATTGTCAACATTCCCAACAAATCTTCTATAATCTGATATGGTTGAAACAGCATTACTTGCATTTACAACAATCTGGGCAATTAGCGTTTTATCAGAACTCGCAGTTATTTCCTCAATAGATGGAGTTGTGAATATGCCAGTAGCAAAAGTTTGTAAAACATCATTTTCTAAAAATTTAACTTGTCCTTTATCATCTACGAAAAGATTATATGTTGTTTGAACATTATTTAAAGGAGGGGTAATAGTAGTTTTGTTTATAGAATATAAAATGCCATTTACTAAAACTTGGCCGCCAGCAACCCCAACATCTCCAGAGGAATCAGAAACGGCTAAGCCATAAATAACTCCATTCCCTCTTAAAATAGAAGTAGGATATGTTATAAGATCTCTTGTATAATCATCCCTTACATTTCTTCTACCAACAGTTCCAAATAATCTTCTATCATCAAAATGTTTAAAAGAGTTTGTATCATGCAATACTTTCCCTAATTGGACATATTTTTCTTCACTAATTCTATTATAAACATCTATATCGATATAGTTATCATTCCCTATTCCAACATAGGCTCCAGAAACTATAACTAAGTCAACATAATCAACTCCATTACCATCATATAATCTAAAAATAAATCCTTCTTCATTACTTGTCGGTAAAGTAACAGCGGCGCCTTCATTTGTCGTAGTTAAAGCAATTCTATCTCCAAGTGATACTGCTCCAGTTACGTTGTTATATTTAATTCTTTTTTCACTAGCAACAAAATTTCTAGACACGTCGACAACATCAAACCAATCCTCTGGATTGTTTGTTGAAGCACCACTTGTATTTTCATATTCTAATCGTTTAGCACCACGCAATTCTGCAGTAGAATTTTCATAGCCATCTGCAAAAAGTTCATAAAGAGTTTTTATAGTTGGATCGGCAGAAAATGAATCAGAATAAATTTTTATAGAAACGGAAGGATCTACAGAAAATAGAGGATATTCATCTAATGTTAACGTAGAAGATGTTCTTGCATTATAAATATATGTTCCATCTCCAGAACTTCCTGAAATCCTAACAACACCATTAGTTGGAAGGCCAAGAGCATCGAGATCTTCTGTAATATTTTCTATAAGTTCAGGAGACCCCGGCTCAAAAGAGCCGGAAGCTTCAACAGCTTTTCTTATAGATGAAAATTCATATCCGTCAATATAAAATTTTCTAGGTCCAAGACTATAAGATTCTTCTGTTCCAGAAAAACCTAATGCGGTCCAAGCACTTAATCCTGAATTTGGCACTTCAGCATTAAGATATCCATCCGGCTCATCATAAGCGATTCCTAACTCACCTCTATAAGAAAAAGCAATAAGAGGAAGACCAACTACAGACGAAGTAACCCCATCTGGTCTAAAAGCATCGTTAAGAGCCATAGCTAATATGTCTGAAGTCCAAGAGCTGGGAGGAGCATCATTTGTAAAAGTATTTAATGCATCATAAGCATCTATTTCAGCATAACCATCTGCCCACCGCACTTGAATGTTTCTGACTGTTGCTGAGACCTGTCCCAAATCAACACCGCTGCTTAAAATATATGGTGAGCCAGGATGTACAACTTGAATTACAGAATCTGGTGAGCCACCTTCCTGTCTCTTAATGGCAAGGATTAAAGAAGATGGGGCGATAGTTTCTTCTGATGCTTCATATATCTTAGCACTTCCAGATCCAGAATACGGAGAAACTCCAAAAAAACTTACAATATAAGATGTGGTGTTTATATTTTCAACATACCTGTAAAAAATGTTAACACCAACAGTTATTTCAACTTTATCTCCTCTAGACACTTCTGAAAGTTCTGAAGGACTGCCACTAAATGTAACAGAGTTATCTCCCAAAGAGATGTTGGCAATAGTGTTATCACTTAGAACAATTTCTTCACCATGTTGATATCCACTTAAAAACGTTTTCTGTTCTTTTAAAATGCCGTTACCATGCATAGAATCTCTATGCTTAACCATCAAACTTGCTTGCAAATCATCAAGCTGCTCTAATGCAACTTGTACGTCGGTAGCAGAAACATCTGTTATAGTGTCATCAAAAGAAATCGCACTAGCATCGTGGGCATCTACAGTATCAGTAATGTGATCTATCAATCTTGTATCAAGGTCATCTGCGATGCCTTGAAGATTGTAGGAAGAATATTTACCTGTATAGCCGTCAACATCACTAGTTAAATGTCTTCCATAAGTGCTTGGGTTAGCGACATGTTGAGTAAGGTGATCTATATCAACAATGAGTCTATTATTTACTGCCATAACAAAAGCGTCTAAAGATACTATCTCTTGTCGCAAGTAAAGCGTCGAATAATCTAAATCTAATTTGGATTCTTCAATTCCTGCTGATGCGCCTACTTGAGAGTTATCAATGGGAAGAGTGACCAAACCAACTCCAGATAGTGCTGACGATTTGAGAGTTCCATCCTGATTTAAAGACGTAGAGATACGCGTTGAAACATCTGCAGCAGTTCCTTGAGGATCAATCCCAAGTGTTTCTTCAATTTGAAATACAGCACTACGAACACCATTTATGGCTTCGCCGCCAATCTCAGTAATGTTGTCATCTACTCT